GTATATGAGTGCAGGAGTCTTCCGTGACAAAGCATCTGAGGTTGCATCGTATCTGGGGTACGGTGGCTGTGAGATATTCCCAAAGCAAGAAGAGATTCTTGTCGAGCGTGGTGATGTTGGCAACTTTATTAACCTTCCGTACTTTGATGCGGAACAGACTCTCCGCTACGCGATTGACGAAGATGGCGAACCCGCATCGTTAGAAAGATTCCTTGAACTTGTCAGTGCCAGATCTGTAAACCCAAATGTTTTTGTTGGTTTGACGTTTGGTGAACAGGTTGATGAGTTTGCGGAGTGGTCCCCCTGCCTGAACTGCATGTTCGGGCAGGGGATACCTGAAGGTACGCGCAACACAGTTATGTTTGCGGCGGCAGTAGCATGTAAAAAAGAAAAGCCAGAAAGCTGGAAGCAGCGTCTGGAAGAAATCAACATGAAGTACTGCACCCCACCCTTGCCAGCTACAGAGATCGTGACGATTCAGCAGCAGCATGAAAAGAAAGAGTACGGCTTTCCGTGTGATCAAGAGCCACTGAAGTCGTTCTGCAACAAGAGTCTATGCAAGACAAAGAAGTATGGTATCGGGTCCAGCGTCACTAGCGTTGAGGTCACGGGTCTATGCGTCGTTAAGTCTGAGCCACCTGTGTGGTTCTGTGACGTAGGCGGGAAGCGTGTCGAGCTAACAACAGACGATCTACAAACACCACAGCGTTTTCAAAAGGCATGCATGGAACAAATACATATCATGCCACCAATGATGAAAATCGCTGACTGGCAAGTCATTGTGTCGGCAATGATGGAAGATATGAGTGAGATAGAAGTGCCGGAAGAACTGACATACAAGGGTCAGTTCATGGATCTGCTTGAAGCGTTCTGTGACGGCAGAGTACAAGCACAGTCCGCTGAAGAGCTAGCACTGGGCAAGCCGTTCACTGATGACGAAGAGGGCAAAACATTCTTCAAACTTGAAGCATTGATTAAGTATCTACGAAACAACAAGTTTGATAGCTACAGTCGTGGTCAGATACAGGAACGCCTGAAAGAATTAAATATTGATGGTACAGCCAATGGACAGAAAAGATTCAACACAAGCAGGGGAGACACTAAGCCTATGCGCGTGTGGTGGGTGCCATCATTCAGTACCGAGGTTCAAGTACCAAGGATCGATGTCGGGGAAAACGAGGTGCCATTCTAATGGAAACTACAATCTTCGGACCACCCGGCACGGGTAAGACAACCAGACTTATATCAATCGTGGAAGACGAACTGTCTCGCGGCACACCACCAGACAGGATTGCATTCGTTTCGTTTAGCCGGAAGGCCGCAGAAGAAGCGCGTAACCGTGCGGCAGAAAAGCTGAACATGGATGCAGAACAGATGGTGTGGTTTCGCACACTACACTCACTGGCCTTTAATTCGCTGGGACTGAATAGTCAGAAGGTGTTGAAGGATGCAGACTACACAAAGATAGGAAAGTATCTAGGGCTGGAGTTTTCTTCCAATTCGTCTGTAAAAATGTCTGACGGCATATTGTTTACACCGGGGCGTAGCGGTGATGCCTACTTGTCATTAGTTCAAATGGCGCGTGTCACAGGCAGAACATTAGAACAGCAGTTTTCTGTTACAGCAGACCGCAGGTTGCATTACCAGCAATTGAAGTTGGTGGATCAGGTATTGCGTGACTACAAAAAAGAAACAGGCAAGCTAGATTTTGTTGACATGATCGATGAGTTTGTAGCCGAGGGCCAAGGTCCGACGTTAGATGTCTTGATTGTAGACGAAGCACAGGACCTTGTACCTATGCAGTGGCGCATGGTTCACGATGTCCTAAAGAAAAAGGCCAAGCGTATTTATTACGCAGGCGATGATGATCAGTGCATTTATTCTTGGATGGGTGTGGACGTGGGAGACTTCTTGCAGTCGTCAGAAAATAAAATAGTATTGGATAAGTCATACAGGCTTCCCACGGCAGTGTATGACTTAGCAGATTCTCTTGTAAAACAAATAGATATACGACAGAAAAAAGTGTGGTCACCGACCGATAAAACCGGGACAGTTGTCTGGCATCGTGATATCCTAGATGTGGACATTACAACTGGTGAGTGGCTAATCCTTGCTCGTACAAACTTTATCGCCAACAGAATCGCAAATGACCTTAGAGAACAAGGGTTCCTGTATTGGCGCGAAGGATCCGGTTGGTCCATTTCCCCCAATGTGTTAACTGGTATTGAGGTATGGCTTAGACTATGCAAGAACAATCATTTGTCCGCAGCGGAACTGAAGAGTTTATCAACCCAATTAAATTCAACTGTTATCACAAAAGCTGGCAGAAAAAAACTTGCAACCCTAGACCCCGAAGTAACCTACACGCTAACAGATATAAAGAACCTGTGCGAACTGAGTGCGACATCACAGATGCCGTGGCACGAAGTGTTGAAAGTGTCGGACAAGGAGCGGATCTACATTACTTCTGTACGGCGGATGGGCGAGTCTATCTTATCGGGCAAGCCGAGGATTCGGATATCGACGATTCACAAAGCCAAAGGTGGCGAGGCGGATAACGTCGCCCTACTTCTAGATTCATCACGAGCATGCGCTGAAAGCACCGATCAGGCGTCTGAGATACGGACGTTCTACGTCGGGCTTACTCGTGCCAAAAAAGCGCTACATATAGTCGAGTCACAATCACAGTATGGGTTTCAGTTATGAAAAGATCAGAAGTATTAGATACAGCTAAAGGTTACGTCACGCAGGATCGTGCGGCACAGCACGGTGACATGGAAGACAACTTTAAAAACATTGAAACCGTGTGGTATTGGTGGGATAGCATCAAGCCTGACGATCTTCCGGTTGGTGCGGACTGTGCCGTAAAAATGACATTGTTGAAGATAGCTCGTATAGCATCGAACCCATATCATGCGGACAACTGGGTAGATGCTTGTGGATATTTAGCGTGTGGGGGTGAGGTGTCAACTGATGAAAGCTGATCTGTTTGACTTTGAGGATACATGGGTTCCGCCATCGTCGTTCCCTGATCTAACTAACTGTGACCGCATAGCAATTGATTTGGAAACATGTGATCCAAACCTGACACGGCTCGGTCCCGGCTGGTGCCGTGATGACGGGTACGTTATAGGCTACGCTGTGGCGGCTGGTGACTTTGTGGGCTACTTCCCTGTACGCCACAAGTCGGGCAACCTGCCTGAGAAGCTGGTAGTAAACTGGCTGAAGAAGCAGTTAGCTACACCCAAAATTGAGAAGGTCATGCACAACTCTATGTATGACTTGGGCTGGCTACGTTGGGCAGGGATAGAGGTCCAAGGTCCGGTAATCGACACCATGATAGCCGCGCCGCTGCTGAACGAGAACCGCCTGTTCTACAACCTGAACTCTTTGTCTAAAGAATATCTGGGTGAAACAAAAAACGAAAAGATGCTACGCGCTGCGGCGGAAATGTATGGTGTAGATGCTAAGAGCGGCATGTGGCAGCTAGACTCCAGCTTTGTAGGCAGGTACGCGGAGCAGGACGCTGCTGTAACCCTGCGCCTGTGGGACAGGTTGCGTATCGACATTGTGGCAGAAGAGTGTTCATCCATCTTCAAGCTTGAGTCGTCGCTGTTACCTGTGCTGCTAGACATAAAGCAGCGCGGTGTTCGGGTAGACACAGATAAAGCGGAGCAAGTCAAAAAGGAATTGCTGTCAAGAGAGAAGACACTACTTAAAGAAATAAAGGAAGAGACCGGAGTCACCGTCGAGCCGTGGGTGGCTACATCTGTGGCAAAGGCGTTTGATGCCCTTGGGCTTAAATATCATAGGACAGAAAAGACTGACGCCCCCGCCTTTACAAAACAGTTTTTGGCGAATCACGAGCATCCAATAGCTAAAAAGATTGTACGTCTTCGTGAGTTTAACAAAGCTAACACCACGTTTGTGGAGACTATTCTTGAGCATTCGCATAATGGTCGCATACATTGTGATTTTAACCCTCTTCGTTCAGATGAAGGGGGCACAGTTACAGGACGATTTTCTTCGTCCAACCCCAACCTTCAACAGATCCCGGCGCGTGACCCGGAAATAAAAGCAATGATTCGTGGTCTATTTATACCAGAAGAAGGTCACAAGTGGGGAAGTTTTGACTACGCATCACAAGAACCGCGCTGGCTGGCACACTACTGTGCACAGATCAAAGGTGCAAACAGATCACCAGAGATAGACGAAGTCGTTGAAATGTACAAGTCCGGTAATGCTGACTTCCACCAGATGGTGGCAGACATGGCAGGCATTAGCCGCAAGGAAGCAAAGACAGTTAACCTTGGTATCATGTACGGCATGGGGCGTAAGAAACTGGCTGGTGTGTTAGACGTAACTGAAGATGAGGCCAAGAGTCTGCTGAATAAGTATCACGAGCATGTGCCGTTTGTGAAAGGCATTGCCGACATGACAATGAATCACGCTGGGGACAAGGGCAGCATCCGTACAATACTGGGGCGTAAGTGTCGATTTGACAGGTGGGAGCCAAGGTCGTTTGGTTTCCACAAAGCACTACCACTAGAAGAA